ATATTGACGTTAATCGCTGACCTCTTTTGATGTCTATTCCTCGCCATTTATTATCTTTGTGGTTGGCCACAATAAGCAGATGAAGAAATACGCGAGTTGTATTTACATCGTTATACCACTCCCAATCTAATAATTGGCGGTGGAGTTTAACCCAGCCTGTACTCATGTTATTATTACCTTGTTGCTAACTAAACGCTTTTGGACGGGCGTTTTTTTATGTTCGTTATTTAGACCGAGCATCATTAATCAAAACCAAGTCAATAGCCTTGTCAACGTCCCTTGCTGCTAACGCTTGTATCTGCGCTAAACCTAACTTCATGGCAGCTCTGGCCACCTTACTTACATCAGTACCAACAATATCGACTACATCTTTAATCTTTATTGCTTGCGTATCGCTAAACTTAACCGGTAAAACTTTCATATTTATTATTCCATTTGTAAAAGACAATCGAATTATGGCACAGCTATACTTATATGTAAACATCTTAATGCTTATTGTTGTACGCACAAATATATCCACATTAGTAGTTGACACATTAAATGATGATTGCTATTGTTGTTGCATCGAAAACAAAACAACTAACGAGAATCACATGCAATTCACATTACCTGAACTACAAAGCGCAATGAATACACAAACTGAACGACTTGGTGGTATTGATGCAGCAATCGAAGCTTGTGATCGTATGTATAGTGCAAAGTTTCGCGGTGATGCTGTGCGCTTCGGTGATAGTGGTGGTGATGACTATCATCGTGACTGTCTTTATTCTGAAGTTGCTAAAGCGCTTTACGCTAAATCAACTGGTGATTATGTTCCAGTATACGATACCCCTCACTGGTCTGAAATAGACGAGGAAGACGAGGCTATGTATGAAAATTACAGTGATGGATTTGGTTATCAAATGGAAGCTTATGAGGAATCCGCAGAAAAATGGATGAAAGATAACCATCCTGATTTCAAGATTACTGACGATACTATGGTAGTGGATTTTTGTAATTACAAAGGTGAAGGCGATGATGATAATTTAGGTTTATACGAATTACATAAGCACCTGCCAATTTTTAAAAGTAAAGCACACAGCTTTAATCAAGTTAACTAACAACCACCCGCAACTGTTGCACTGCAATGGTTGCCTAACAGAGAGATATATTATGCCTAGAGAAGTTAAAGCATACGGTTGTGATTATAAATGTGGCCGAAAGGTTGTGCTATCTAAAAAGAGCATGACTGACCATGAATCAAGGTGCTTTTATAATCCAGCTAAGAAAGCGTGTGTTACTTGTTTTTACTTTGAGCAAGAGCTAGATGATAACGGTGCTGAGGGTGCATATAATCATTCATGGGTTAATTTGATTTGCCATGCTAAAGATGAACATATGGATAAACTACAAAATAACTGTGAATTACACGAAGTTAAATAACAACCAATAGCAACTATAGAGAGATAAATTATGAAAGGACCAACAGATAAAGAAATATTCAACCATATGATGCCCGAGGAAATATTTTGCGGTAAATGTGCCGGTGATGTTGAGACGGTTGAATATGACGACTACATAACTCACAAGTGCTTAGTATGTGATTATGAACCAGGTATGCCAGAAGAGTTTTAGCACATAGCCCACTAAGGAGAAGATGAATGATCAACGAAATTGATGAGCTCAAGGAACGTATCGAAGAGTTAGAGCAAATTATTGATGATACTGATGGCGAGCTCAACATGCGCGAGGAAATCGGTTATGACAAGGCAATGCTCGAAATGGAAAATAAGATTGAACGCGCATTCTATGCCGGTTATAAATCTGGTAAAGATGCTGGTTTGGCTCATTACACTGGCAACTCATACGAAAGTAATTTAAAAGCATTACTAAATTATAATATGGAGCAAAGGCTATGACCTCACCAAATGATTTTGTGTGGACTTCAGTTTACAAGGGTTGCAAGGCTGCTGGTTGTGATGAGCTTATATCAAAAAATGCCGCTATCAGTGCTTTACAGAAGTATAAAAACGGGCAATTCACCAAGGCTAGTAAATTAGTCAGCGAGTCAATTGTTGAAGCTAAAAAATTACGTGTTAAGAAAAGGAAATAATCATGTTAAACATTCAATCATTAAAAATTATAAACCCTGCATTTTTCGCAGAAAAGAAAGTAAAGGTTCGATGCGCTTCAGCATCAACAATTAGACAGAGAATCCCTAGTGATGATTCCAATATTCGCTTTTTAAACTGCTTAACCTTTGATGGATGGGTTAGCCGCAGAGATATGGTTAAGTTGACTGGCTTCTCGCTTAGCACTATCAGCAAGGTTGGTTCATTCCTTGAGAAGAATGGCAAAATCATAAAGGATAATCCCCAGGATGGAATGAGTCGCCCTGTGTATTTTCAGAAGGTGAAACAATGTTAACGCTTAGAGAAAAACACGAATATGAGCAGGAGATTGCCGACTTAAAAGCTGAGTTGAAAGCGGCTAAAGTTAAATTTGACAAGCTTAGAGTTCAGCGCGGCAATGGTAAGTATTACAAGAAATCAATTAAATCGTAACTGGTCGGAGCAGTGTTTCAAGGTTTATAGGTTATAGTTTAGTTACTTAATTAATGGAGAGAATAAAAATGAAAGTTGCATATAATGCGTGTTACGGTGGATTTAGCCTAAGCCCTTTAGCGGAAGATGCTATCGCAAAAAGAAAGGGTATTAAATTATTCTGGTATTCAGTAGAAGGATATAACCCTCGAAATTACGAAAGACTAAGTAAAGCACCACTAAAGCCTTCTTTTAGTGACCAAGCATTCACTGTCGATCTTGGTAAGTCAGCAACAGACTACCCTAAAGGTTCGTTTTACTACCCTGAATACGATAGGACTGATTTGGACCTGATAGCAGTCATTGAGGGGCTTGGTGATACTGCTAATGGTAGTTGCTCAAAGCTAGCGATTCAGGAAATACCTGACGGGGCTGAATATGAAATCACTGAATATGATGGTTTTGAAGGTGTTGAGCCTCCAAGACAGAGTTGGTAATCATGGCTACCACCACAAAGGCGATACGCGAATTATTAGAGCGACACGGCGTTACCCCTTGCGGTGATGCTAAAAAGGATATGGCAGCAGCTAAAAAGCTTAAGCCTGATTATAAAGAGTATTTAAAAGGGTTTAACAATGCCAAGTAATAGAAAGGTGCACGGTGTTGGAGTAAATGACACTTCAGGATATGTTAGCTCAAAGGTTAATGGTAAAAAGGTTTTTTGTCCTTATTATGATAGATGGAAGGGAATGCTTAGGCGTTGTTATAGTGCTTCTGAACATAAAAGAAGCCCTTCTTATATAGGGTGTTCTGTTTGTGATGAATGGCTTTTGTTCTCTAACTTTAAAAAATGGATGGCTACGCAAGACTGGCAAGGCAAGCAACTTGATAAGGATCTTTTGGTTCAGGGCAATAAGATTTACAGCCCTGAATGCTGTTTATTCGTAAGCAAGGCTATAAACTCATTACTAACGGGGGACAGGTCAAATAAGGGCGATAACCCCCAAGGTGTTAGCTTTAACAAGTGCGCTAAAGAATATATAGCAAATGTATTCACGAAGGGTAAGCAGGTTTATATTGGTTCGTTCTGCACGTCAGATTTAGCTTTTGAAGCATACAAAACAGCCAAGTACGCAATAATTAAAAATGCAGCAATGGAGCAATCAGATCCTTTAAAATCTGCGTTATTAAGGTATAAAATAAAGTGAAAGACATACAATATAAATCCGGTAACTTTAATTTTATTAAGCAGGAGTTATCAAAACTTGATGGCGCCAAGGGTTGGCGTTTACATATAACACCATGGGAAAGTAAGCGAAGTATACCAGCCAACAAGGCTTATCAAGCTTGGTATCCTGCAATGGCTGATCAGTTAGCAATGACAATACCAGAGTGTACTTGCTTCGTTAAATTAAACTTTGGATTACCTATACTGTTATCAGATGAGTATTTAAACGACCTGATAGGTGACTCACTACGCAGTAAAGGTTTTTTTGAGCTAAGCTATGAAGCTAGGATTAATCACATGGTTAAGATGCCGGTAACAAGGTTATTCGACACCAGTATGCACAAGAGGCTTCGTGATGATTTACAGAATCATTTCGGGGCAATGGGTTTAAATTTGGATTATAGGAAATAAATTATGATTAACCTACCTGAAGGTACAAGACAATGGTTGTTATTCGTTGGCTTCGGTATAGTTTTAAGTATGCCGCTAGCTTTGAGTATTAGTTATATAGTGAGGACGTTTCAATATGGCTAGATGTAAAATATGCCGCGATAAATTCGAGCCTAGATATTTTCTGCAAAAGGCTTGTATAAAGCCTAAGTGTTTAGCGGGTTGGGCAAAACTTGAAAGGGAGTCAAAAGCCGATAAGGTTCACGCAGTCAAAAAAAGGAAGATGAAAGATAATGATAAATCACTTCGAGAAAAACAAGCTCAAGCTGCTTTTAATGCGTTTATTAGAAAGCGTGATTGTAGCCTACCTTGTATTAGTTGCGGTCGTCATCACACTGGGCAGTATCATGCTGGGCATTATAGAAGCCGCGGGGCGCATCCTGAACTTAGATTCGAGGAGCTCAACTGCCACAAACAGTGCGCGCCTTGTAATAATCATCTCTCTGGTAATATCAGCAATTACCGTCCTGCTTTAATTGAAAAGCTAGGGTTGGTCAGGATGAAATATTTAGAGGGGCCGCACAAGCCCAAAAAATATACCTGTGCTGAGCTCAAAGAAATTGAATTACTGTATAAACAAAAACTGAAAGACTTACAATAAACTAAAGCGCCACTACGTCGCAAAAGGATTAACATGTTAGACACATACGAAAAACAAGATTATTCAACATCACAAGAGGATCTAAACTGGCTAGATATTTTTATAGAGGGTGAAACGTAGTTAAAAAGGACGCTACTAAAACCGGGTAACGTCCTTTTGGTTTAAGTTGCTGTACCGATAAGTATCCCATCCACAGCGCTTGACGGCTCGCCGATACTCAACCTCAAATCGTTACCATTTGCGAAAAGCGTAATATTGCCGATTAAGTGCCCGTTATTCTCCCATGTTCCAAGCGTTTGGATTAAACCATCTACGACTAATTGCTGGTTAGGGTTTACAGCACCATTACCGATACCGACATTCCCCGCTTCTGGATTTAGTAGTAACTTGTTTGAACTGCCAGATCCAAAACCCTGGATTGCAGGCCGGCCTGAATCATGTGTACCTATCCCTACTTTAGATCCTCCATCGGTTCCTATTTGCGCTTGCCAATCGTCTTGACTGTAAGATGAGCTATCAACGCCTTGACTAGTAACGCGCATAACACCCTCGCTTGGTCTACCTAAAAAGTCGGTAACTTTAACGTTTTCGTGTGCATCTACTGGGACACCCACTGATGAGAAGTCTCCCATCAATACGGCCTCTTTAACGTTAGCGCCCAGTGTTACGCCTGTTGTAAATCCGTTCCCTTGTGCGTCTGTGTTGATAGACACGAAATTAGCACGTTCAACATTTATAGGGCCAGCCTTCTGATTTACAGTAACACCACTACCTGGGGTAAAGAAGCCACCACTAACGTTTAAGTATCTTGTCGATTGCTGTGGGCCATCTTCCATGAATATATCGTGGTAAAGCCCTGTTATTTGCTTGTCATTAGCTTCAAAGAAACAACTTCCTGACACTGTGATGCTTTCCGCATCAAAGCCATGTATACCATGATGTCCTGCTGATTGAATTTGTGAGTTATGAAAGTTAAAGTTACCACCCGTTATATAAACGTTATCAGTACCAGAATTATCAATTCTTGTACCTGTGCAACTTCCGCTAGTACAAGTTAGTAATTCAACATTAACAGTAGTTGCTGAGCGAACATAAGAGCGCGTAAGTTCAAACGTAAAACAACTATCTGCAATGATGTTTTTATTAAAACTATGTATATAAAGCCTATCAACTCCACAAATTCTTATTCCGTCCGTTACTGATATGCCGTAGCCTGTTGACCCTTGCCCGTCCATGCTAAGCCCGTCAATCAATACCGCAAATAACTCGTCAGAAACATCAGCAAAAGTAATTGCCCCCGTTGCTGATGTTGGTTGGTTAAACACCCATTGAGTCGTTGACATGTCATCACCGAAAATTCTGATGCCTACATTTGATGTCAACTCGTCATGTAGATAAATTCCTGGCGGTGAATATACCGAACCCGCCACAAAAACAACTTTCCCTGATATGTCTATTTTTGAAACTATCTTTGCTGAATTTATGCTTGCTTGGATTTCTAGTGTGGAATTATAAGGACTTTCTTTTGCTCCTAGCTGTCTGATATTTATAGCGCCATCAGGAACCAAAACCCACTGATTACCATTACCATCATTTAACAGTGCAAAGCCTAACTGTGCAGGTGATTGGCTAGCTGTTTGACCTGTTACGCCATTTTGCACCCATGAGCCTGAGCCGCCATCACCGCTAGTTGTAAATCCCTTGGTTGTTATATTTGTATCCGCTGTAAATATTGCAGTACTAGAGATTAAATCAGCAGTCGTTAATTGATTGGCGAATGCTTCTGATGTTGTTGCTGCGTTTTCTGCTGCCGTTTGAGCGGTTACACAGTCAGCTAGTATTGCTTGAAACTCTATTAATTCAGCGCTAGATACAGGTACAAGCGCATTCAAAAGCTCGGGTATACTTGTTGCAGGATTAGTTCCGTTAACAGTTGCAACGCCTAAGTTTTTATATTGGCTGCGTCTTGAGTCTTGATACTCAACAAGCACAAGGCCAAATTCTAAATCAATATCATACATTCCATCAGGCGGTATAGTTAAAACAGAAACCGCACTCTGTATTGTTTCGCCAGTGGTGCTTTTGTGAGTGAAACGTACTTTATCTCCAACGGCTAAATCACCATTAGGGTCTAGTAATTGTCCTGATAGATTAATGCTAGCCATTTTTATTTCCCGTATAATTTATTAATAAAATCTAATGTTGCATGCTTTTCAAATTCAACTTTAAAATCAAATTCTTTTTTGTTTTGTATTAGCTTTCTGATATCTGATAACTCTTTTTTAATTGAATTAATGTCCTCACTATAATCAATTTGCTTATTGTTCTTTCGTGATTGTAGCTCTGATATAGCTTCACTATAATCAACCTGCTTAACAATAGGTTTTGATTGTAATCCTTCTATTGCTAACTCTATTCTAGCTAGCTTTTGTATTAATGATTCGCTCATGTTAAACCCTTATGGATGACTGCCATTACCGTTTATATACCTTGTTGGTGTATCGCCAAATAATACAACCGTTGCACCTGAATCTATTATACCAGAACCAGCGAGCGCTACTGTAGTGTCTTGGCCCCAATCACCACCATCATCAGCAGTGGGTGATTGCGCGATACTATTAGATGCGCCACCATTGCCGATTATATCACCATTACTTGCAGAGCCACCATCAACAGCAGTTTTCGCCCCGCTTTCACTAAATGCCGTACCTGTAGCTCCGCCAATGCCTGGATTTCTACCAGCACCACCGCCGCCAGAATTGCCACCATAACCCGTTGAAGAATTACCGCCAACCTGATCCGAATCAGTACCCTTACCACCAGCACCAGGGGCGCGAATAAACCCGTCAGCAGTAGGAAATGCTGTGCTTGGAGTTGCACCGCTGAAGTAAATATCAGTGTCTACGCCTTGAGCATCGTAGACTATGCCGCCGTTAGTTCCGTTGGCGCTAGGTATTACGCTTTCCCAAGTGTTAGATTCATTTGAATATAATATTCTTTCACCGCGACCACCTGCGCCGCCAGATGCTTGAGCATCAAACCCGTTTACCATAATGATAGTAAGCTTAGAGCCTGAAGCGAATGGCCCCGCACTGATAGAAACATCACCGAAAGAGTAAGAGCCATCTAAAACAAAAGTTAAATCGATTGATTGCGACGGAGCGCCAGCAAGGATATATAAATTAACTGAACCCAATGGCTCATCTAAAACTATTTCACTTCCACTATCAAACGCTGCCTCGTAAGTTAGCGCTTTTACTTCGTATGTTCGACCGCCTTTATACTTAGGGTTTATTTTTGTTATTTGCGCCCTAATATTGCCTGATGGTAATCCGAATATACCTTGATCAACAGTTGTAGATAAATCAACTACATCGCCCGTCTTGAATGTTAAATACTTTTCATCAGTTATAAAGGACCGCTCAAAAGTCGTAAACTTAAACCGGCTAACATATCTCTGTACCAATAAATCAGCAGCATCCTTACCAAGTAAAAAGTTATTCTCAAACAGTTTGTCTTTATGCTTGGTGAAAAGCTCCGGGCCAATTAATGTATTATCTGAAAATTGCGATCCTTTATTAAAACTTGAAGTGTCATCAGAATCAGCGAGATTGTTTTTATCATAAATAATTAACGCTCTCGTCGCTCTCATGGCCTCCCTAGCTGTCTTTTTAATTGAGTAGGCGTTTATGTCACTACCTTCAGTTAGTACAGAGGTTGATTGCTTCCATACGCTGATAGCTGATAATCTTGCTTTGTTCTCAGTTACAGAAAACCACAAGTCCATTAAGAACCCTGTAAGGATTCGATTAATAACATCGTTAACGCTTTCCGATTCACTATGTAATGTATTTATTTTATCGTTTGCGTGCCACTCTGCGACCTCATCTGCCCACTCTGTAGCGGGTATCAGTCCGACAGGGAAATCAGACTCGACCAGTATCCTAGTTAGCAGTGAATCAATTGTTTCATCATCCGACACATCACATATAAAGACCTCATCACCAGCACTATGATCATCAGCTTCGGTTCTTGTTAATATTTCACCCGATACGGTAGCAACAATAGCAACCCCTCTTGCAAGAGTATGAAGCTCTGCCGTGTTTGTTAGGTTATTTGTCACACTATCAACTCTTACATGCTCGTCACCAATTCTAACAACTTCAGCAGATGACCAATCAACAAACTCATCAACGGGAAAATCAAGAGTTAAATCGTCAACATCTTGACGTAAAAGGCCGCCCTCAGTAATGGGCCAAGATTTCTCGCCAAGGTTAACCAGTGACAAAACATCTTTACACGCTAAATTCCAAGTGCCGTTTTTATTTAATGATAACGTGTCGGTTAAATAACTTCGTACTTGTGCGCCGTTTGCTAGGTCGATAACTCCACCGGGTTCAACTCGATATAGCTTTAACCTGCAATTTTTATTCTCAAATATTTGTCTAGCAGATAACTTGCCTAAATAAGTGCCTTGTAACTTAACCGCAGCAGTTACGCCAGGAGCGCCAATGTTTGGATCTTGTTTTGTAACATCGATTAATACCAGCGATAAAGATGACCGGCTTGATAATCCATCACCAGGCTTTAACTCTGTTGCTGTTTCCTTTATCGACTTGATCAACCTGTAAATAGGTTCGCCACTGATTGATTTTAATATAGGAGCGTTTTCATTAGTGAAGTAATAAGTTTGATACTAACG